TTAGGATCATGGTGATCTCCTGCTACTATCTCGTCATGATGATGCTCTTCATAAACTTCTAATTCATGCAACTCTTCTTTATAATGTCTGCGAGCAGCAGCATTAATTGTAGGATCATCTAAGATCTCTTTATCTCTCTTAATATGGTCTTCTATAGATTTCATAGTAGTTTCCTATTTTACTATACTTTCTTGATCTTTGATTCCTTGGGAATCTCTCACCAAGTCTAACACAGTATCTAGCGTTCTGCCATCAGTCATGTTGAATTGATGATTTACTTGTTTTATTAAATATGTGCCACTATGTTCTGGATCATATGGTGACTCCCCTTTGATAGCCTCAGAAACTTGTTCAGGGATTCTAATTTCAATCTTGTCACCTGCACACAATTCAAGGTGTCCAGTTAAAGATATTGTCAATTGCTGATTAAACAATATACCTGCTCTAGCAAGTCCTTGTGAAAGAAAATGCTTTTGAAGATCTTGAAATGCCTGTTCTCCAGTACCGCCCTCTTCAACAGAACCAATTTTCACACTATTATTATATGATTCATTGTCTATAATAGTAGACATCACTCTTGATGGAATACCAGATAAAGTACGCTGTTGTTCAGGTAACACAGTTTGACTACCTAAATGAGACATCTTTTCCCAATTATCAGCAAGGCTATAAACCTGTTCATCATAAGTTAGTGTATTTATGTTAAAACTACACAGGATAGAAGAATAATGACCTTCTCTCAACTTCTTGATCATATCAAATTCTCTACCAAATATAATCTCTTGTATTCTAAACAAAGAAGGTTGACTTAATTTAGCAGGCTGATAAAAAAATGTTCCTGATTGAACTGGAGTTCCATTATATTCAGAAGGATTACTAGAAACCAAACTATCAATAGATCTGAATACATGTCCTCTATTAGTCTGAAAGAATAAGTATCCAGCAGTACCAGTTGCGTTCTTTGCCTCAGAATCTGGTCCATCAGTAACAGTAGTATCCAATTCTGTTTCAGTTTTATCAGATTTCTTTATATTAACTGCTGCTTTCTCTGATAATGTCCTTGGTAAAAGAGATTTAATAAAAGTAAAAGGAGACTTCTTCATTGGAATAATTTTTATATTTGAAGCAGATTCCTCTACATCCATTTTTTGATCAGGTACTCCTAAATACTCCCCAAGAATTTTTTTAACTTGAACTGAGGTATTACCTTCCACAACCCTATTAACAACTTTAGCTTCATTTTTTAATCCTTCCTCTGATATTAATCCTAATGTATATGTCTGATTTCTTAATGATCCAACTCTATTAGAAATATTCCACACACGAAACTCATAACTATAAACTCCATTACTACTACCAGAAGTTCCTGTCAAATCATCAACTTCAACCACTACCTTCTCCCCACCTTGAATAGGCATAGTAGAAATAAGATTCTCTGCACTATCCTGTATCACCATAGTAGCAGCATATGCTGGCCAAAAAATATCTTCAAAATATTGAAACTGCTTACACATATCACCAGCAAGGTTAGCATATGGCTGAGAATCATCACCTGCCTTGTAAATGGCAATCTGTTTAACCTCAAAACTACCTGCGTATTGTTTCTTATCTGCTGACATTTAATTATACCGAATATGGAGATAAATAAGTTCCTTCTTTCAAAGGATTTCCTCTTACTGCTATAGGGGAATGATGTATTTGATTATTAGCATCTGTTGAAGCATCCTTATTATTTACAACAACTTGACTAGATGGATCTGAAATTCCTTCTATTAAGGAACTAATTTCATCTTCCATTGACATGTTATACGCTATCTCAGAAACTTTTAATCCATATTCAGGTGACTCAAACTTATTATAATCAAATGCGTTCTGATAACTAACATTCTTAGTAAATAACTGACTATCTCCACCAGCAGAACTAATTGTCATACCATGCATATCATACGTTCTCATTCTTTCAAAATTCTTATATAAGGTTGTTCCCTCTCTAAATGGATTGGGTTGTGCTGTTCCTAAAGGATGATCTGATTTATATCTCAATTGTTCAATAGCATCACTTGGTTTGCTATCCTTCTTACCACCAAAAAATCCACCAGTACCATATCCACCACCTATACCAGTAGATCTATTATTAACATAAGTATTGCCGCCAGTTCCACCTCTATAACTTACATTTCCACCACCTGTTCCATTATTTCCAGTAACCCAATCCTTAAATCTACCAAACAATCCTCTTTCTCTTCTTTTTTTACCTTTACCAGTGCCTGAAAAATCTTCTCTACCTTCTCCAGTAGTATCAGACAACAAATCAGCAGACATTACATCAGGTACTCCAAAAGCTGCTGCTATAGGAGCACTCATAGACTTCAAATGATTTATAACTTTTGGTGATAAATTTCCTTGCTTCAATACTTTATTCATTATTCCCATAGTAACTAAACCAGCAGCCTTAGATGGTAATTGAATTGCTTGTGCAAGAGTTTCGCCCGTTTCACCATTACCAACACCCATACTATCTTTAGGTTTAACAGTAGCAGGTGGTCTTTTCATACCACCCCAAGGAAGCATCTTTGGTTTCATTGAATCAATATTACCCCTTTCCAACATTGGTGTATCAGGTGTTACAGGATTATTAAGAGCAGTTTGTTCTCCTTGAGTATAATTATTGTCAAGAGGAATAACTGCTTCATCTCCATGAAGAACTGCAAGATAACCACTATCGGGACCAGAAGCAATACCACCCTCTGCAAACTCACCTGCATATGGTATCTCAAGTTGCTTTTCATTCTGTGGTTCAGTTGAAGTACCATCATCTATCGGACCTCTATCATCATCTGCTCTATCTTCTTCTTGCATGGCACGAATTTCTTCCTTATCCATGTCTTGCATAATAACTCTAGTTGCGGTAGACATATCATTTGCCTTCCGTTGCTCAGTTCTTTTCGCACTTATTTCTTTTTGATCTCTTTCATCTTCTTCTGCTCTATTAGAATGTTTTAATGCATCAATAATAGAATCCAGTTTACTCTCAATACTATCAGTATTCTCTTCTAGTTTCTTATATGTAAGATCAATACCATCTTTTGCAACAATTATACCTTCACTCGCTTCATCCATCTTATTATTGATAGAATTAAGACTAGAATTTAATGAAAGTGCTACAGCAGCTAAGAAATTACCAAGTTGCTTATCGTTAACTTGAACACCCTTTTGCTTTTTAGCAGTATTTGTAGTAGTTGGTGCTTTAGGAACTTTATTTACGTTTGATTTATATGCTCTCTCATCTGGATGTGCAATATTTTGATACTCTGGAAGATCTCTCAATGCTCCACCAGATTTAGTATCTTTACCAACCCCCATTAATGGATCTACTGTACTTTGACCAGTTAACCAATAATCTCTAGGTCCAAGTAATTGTCTTTGAAATCTCCTAGGAAGACGAGATGTTGCCCTTCTTTGCAATTCTCTACCAAATATCTGACCCCTCCCAAACATAGGAGTCACACCCTTAACAAGATCTGGATTTATATCTGCCCAAGCTTGTGATTCTTTTCTCGCAGCAGATGCAACATTCCTTGCCATCCAAAGCTGCCTAGCAATGTTACCTAGTGCATCTGGGTGTCCTGAATATGTCTTCTGTAATCCTGCCATTAGACTGTATGCCTTGCTAAGTTATATGCTTCAAAGAAATCACCTTTCTTATTATTACCACCTGTACTGATATTAGTTGAGTTAGTTTTAAGAACCTGATTGTTTATAATAACAATAGGCAATTTTTTAGAATTTTGTCTTTTTGAGACCAATCTTTCACTACTACCTTTTTCAACCATACCTGTCATCGTTGACGCTAATTTACTATTAGCCTCAATGCTATTTAACGAACTTTGATCATCACCCGTAGATGATGGTTTTAACTTCTCTAATAATCTGCCAGGTGTTTGACCATTAGCACCTGTAACCAAATTCTGTATTGTATTTAAATTACGATAACGTGCAGAACTACCAGGCTCAAAGAAATCAACACTAGTATGCCATCCCGACATATTACCAGCATTGTTAGGTTGCATTTGAGGAACTCCAGGTGTATCTACACTAACAAATCCAACTTTACCAAGATATTGTTCGGCAGCTACTATTTGACCTGGTTGAACAGCAATCCCACCATCAGGGAAATGAGAATAAAGTGAATCAAATTCTAATCCATTACTAGGATCCACACTTCTAACCACTACAACATTTCCATACCTATTACCATACAACAACCCAGTCTCAAGAACATATCCAGGAAATAAATTATAGTTACTCTTATAATCTTTATAACTGAAATCAACTCCTGGTTCACCTGAAAGATCTCTACCTTGTTGACCATGAAATTCTATTGTTGCACCAGATCCTCCCATAATAGGACTTACTGATTTAACACTGTCATCTCCTCCTATACCACCCCCACCTTTAGGTTTAGTATTAAAAGGATTTCTAAATTCTATTCCAAAAGGTAGTGAGAATTTACCATCATCACGTTTACCACCAGTAAGTTTCCTAACAGGATCAACAAAACGATCAACTTCATCTATAGTTTCACCAATAATATCACCCATCTTCTCACCTGTAGTTCTATCATCATCTTTTATTACCTCTTCAGGAGGTTTCTCTTTCTTTCTTAATTCTGCTTCTTTATTCTTAGCATTATCAATATTACCTCCACCACCAAGTGTACCAACTACATCAAATGTATAATCCCCTTTACCTATAGGATAAGAAGATAATCCTGCTTCTCCAATCAATCCTTTAACTTCTGGTCCAAATCCTGTTGAATCACCAAATGCCTTCGTAACACCAATTATTTCTGATATAGAATCTGCTATACCACTCACACCTCCAGATGGTTTAAGTTCAATATTACCTCTTTCATATTGTGGTGCAATAGACTTTTCTATATCTCTTTTAATAATATAAGCATCAATACCAAGTGAAGTAGCTGTTCCTACAGTAGGTAGAGAACCTGCTACTCCAGACGCAAATTCTAATACTGCACCTTCCATATCACCTTTTAATGCTCTCTCAAGGGCAAAAACTGTTCCTGCTAGCCAACCAAGTCCAGGTACTTTCTTTGCTACTACTTTACCTCCTTGTTTTACCATTTGTTTCTTAATCTGTCTCTTAGCTGCACCTTCTATTACTTCTTTACCAACAGTATTTCTTATTTTCCTACCAGCAGCACCAGGAATTAACTTAGTAAAATTCTTAACTAAATTACCTCTAACTTTACTAGGAATTCTTCTTATTTGACGAGCTCTTACTTGAAGTCTTTTGGGTATAAGTCTTCTAGCTACCTTCTTTAAAGCAGCACTTCCTGCTCTACGAAGCAAAAATCCAAGTAATCCTCTTCCTCCACCTATACCTCCTCCCTTTCCCACTTTTTCAAAAGCAAATGTTGATGAAAGATCATTACCTTCTTCTAAATTCAGTTCTAATTGCTTAAATTTATCTTTTGAACTCTTCCGTCCTTTCAATACTGAATTGTTGGTAAAAATTTCCAACATCTGATCAAATTTATCTTCCAAAATTTGATTTTGGTTTATTATTAATTTTTGAGTATCTGCTATACCACCTGCAACTGCTGTAATTTTACCAGATAACTTATCAACCTTACCTTCTGTCTGTAATAATTTTCCTTCTAAAGGTCCAAATATTTTTACAAATTTTTCTCCAAGATCCTTATCTTGAACAGGTATAGAATCAGGATCTTCCTTTTTTAATTCTACTGCTGCTTCCTTTACCTCTTTAGACGCTTTTGACTTTTCTAAATTATGTTTCTCATCAGCATCTTTTATGGCTTCCCAAAGTTTACCAGCAATTGCTGTTGTTAAATCTCTAGTATATGTCTTGGTAAGTCCTGCCACTATCGTTTTGCTTTAGCTGCTTCTTGTTTTTGTTTGAGTTCTTCAAGATATTGGACTAAGAAAGTAGTATAAACCTCCTTTTCCCAAGGTATCATATTTTCAATTTCACTCAAACTGTATTTATGGTACTGCATGAGAGCAAAGTTCATTCTAAAATACCCTTCCAAATTATTTTGAAAGAGTGCTATGCGAAAAAACTCTGTAGACCCTCAATTGTGTACTCAGATTCCTTGCCAGTCTTAGGGTTTGTAACCTTAAAGGTATGACTCAATTTTGGAGAAGTTTCATAGAACTTTTGAATTTTCTCAAATTGCTTAGTAGTCAAACTATCAACAAATGTGCGGAATTCTTTCTTTGTAGTAGTTGAAGAATCATACACCTCTTCATCATCAAATATCTGGTCTATAGAATCTGCAATAAACCCATAAACATCCTCAGTCTTCAGTTCTTTTTGTAAAAACTCTCTATCTACAAATTCCTTCATACTAGGATATCTCATTACAATACCAGTTTTATCATCAAACATGATTTTGGTACTATGATCTTCTGACTTAAGAATCCCAACTTCGTCAATATTGATATTTGCCTCTACTTGTGTTTCATTGTCATCTTGACAAGTTACTGTAAGAGCAATATTTTCTCCAATAGATGCTCCTCTAATTTTTAAAAAAAGATATTCCAAATCAAAACTAGGAAGGTTCTCTACCTTAATTCGGGAAATAACACAATTTTTGATTAAATCCTTAACTGCACTAATTACTTGTTTTTCATCCTTTGCTTCAAGTGCCATTAGTAACACTTTTTCCTCTTTTACGAGAAATGGACGATATTTGACAGTTTTGCCTGTAGAGGGTAATTCCAATTCATACGTAGGATACCCTAACTTTGGTAATGCCATAAAAAATGATTTCAAGTCGTATATTTATATATAGCGACTTTTTCAAGCAAAAATATGCTGAGTAAATTTTTCGGGTTTTATGGAATTGAAAATCCGAATTTGCTACGCTATACCTTGACTTGGCAAATTAATATTTCCAGAAGAATCTAAAAAATTCTGAGAAAGGAGTTGAAGAGATGATTTAGTACTTCCTTCACCATAATGAACTGTATGTCTTGAATAATGAAAATTGACATTAACCCTTGTGATTTGAGATGTACCATAAGAAAGAGGTACTGCATCTATAGCATAAGGATAGGCATTTTCTAACAAGTACGTAATAGGTGCTCTACCATTAGAAGCAGTACTATCAGGTTCTGTTTTCATAATTTTTATTGTTGTAGCATAAGCATCTTGATATGCTAATCTATTCTCCCTATTCTTAGGCTTTGCAGCTTGATTCCTAGCTCCCCAATAATCCTTTGGAGCACGAACTGCTTGTTCACCAAAAATAAATCCATACCACTCATTGAAAAATTTCAATGGTGTTAATTCAGCATCACATAAAAAACCTAACCCAACATCAGTAAACATCCTTGAATGTGGATACTGAACAGCAGATTCACCAAGATACCTTCCACTCAATTGTCCCGTAGCACTTTGTACATTTGGTAATTGTGCTTCATCACACAACATAGTAACTACATCTTCTTCACCACCACTATAATAATGTCCGAAAGTAGCTTTCTGAGTAGTATTAAGATCAAATATTACATCAAAACCAGTAGTAAGAGACATTCCTCTCTTCCTACCAATTTTATTCATAAATTCATCTATTCTAGTTACTGCCACTCTAAATATAACTGTTGGATTATATATTATATATGGCTTACTCTGGACTTTATAAACCAGTAAACCCAAGAAAGTACCGTGGAAATCCCACTAACATAGTGTATAGATCACTATGGGAGAAAAAATACATGAAGTATTGTGATACCACACCTAGTATAATGGAGTGGGGAAGTGAGGAAATAGCAATACCATATAGATCTCCACTAGATAATAGGTCACATAGATATTATCCTGACTTCTATATTAAAGTTCGTGAAAAAAGCGGAAAAATATCTAAGTATATCGTAGAAATTAAACCCAAGAAACAAACTAAACCCCCATATGGTAAGGATAAAAGAACCAGAGCCTATAAGAACGCTGTTCTAACTTTTGCAAAAAATCGTGCCAAATGGGACGCTGCTGAGAACTACTGTGACAATAGGCAAATGAAATTTTTAATACTCACAGAAGATCATTTAGCAGTATGAAACAATGGCACAAGGATTTAAAGACATACAAGTCCCAGAAGTAAAAGAGGACGCAGGTTATGAAACTATATTTGAAAAGGTAAAAGCAGCAGCAGGTGGGGAAACAAAATCCTACATGTGGTATAGAACTGCAATTAGAAAATATGCATTAAGGATTAATGATAACCCAGAGAAACTCATACGTGATGAGATACAAGACAGTATGGGTCCAGAGGAACATGAAGATGCAAATAAGATAAGAAAGTATGCAGTCTCAGGACACATGTACATCTTTGAATACAAAGCAAAAACTGCTGCACGACTGCAATATTATGATGAATTTCCGCTTGTTTATGTTATCAAAGCAACTAGAAATGAATTCTGGGGATTGAACCTACACTATATGACACCTAAGAAGAGAGCATGGGTAGTCAAAAGATTAATGGAAGGAAGGATTGATGCACCTCGCAGTTGCTTTCATAAATACCTAACTAGTTACGTTGACGGTTACTTTCTAGATTTAGCAGCAGCTGAATGGGCATCCGCAATACTATTACCTATTGAAACTTTCGTGAGAAATAACAAAGGTAAACCTGGACAACAATCATATCCAATGGAAGTTGTGTGGGATGAAACAAACGAAAACTTCTATGATAAAATTAAAGCAAGAAGAGTCGTTCATGGTTATGGTAAATCAAAAGATCGCACAATGGTAGAAGTATGAGTGTAAACTTTGCTACAGATGGAATAACTCTAGAGAATATAGATAAAGGTCTCATGAGTGAAAAGGGGTGGCGACCAAATTACGGTGACACTCCACATAATAGAGCCATCATAAAATACGTATCAACCTTAAGTGCTGAAGATCAACTTAAACTAGCAAATAGAGATGATCTCAAACCATTATTTAATTATGAAAATACATGGGCTATAAAATACATGGCAGAACTTGCCGTAATAGAAGTTGATAATGAAAGAGCATTTGAAAATCTTAGAGTAAAGCCTTTAGAAGGTAAACTACCATCTGGTCCAGAACAAACC